AGTGGACAAAGATTCGAAACGATCGATTCAACGAGTTCAAACAGTTTGCTGGCAAACCCCTCAGTGATCCATCGAAGTATCTGAGGACGCCGACCAATACAGAGAGATTTTTTAAGGGCCCAGACGCCAAGGCCGCTCAGCCAATATGGGTGCCTTCAGGGTCTGCAATACCGGACCTCGAGGGCGCACAGGCTGCCGCAATCAGAGCGAAGGACCTCGAGACCGCTTTGAGGGCTGAAGAGATCGAGAAGCAGACGCTCGTGAAAGAGCGCAAAGGAGAAGAGTTCACCTTTAAGCGCTTTAGCGACGCTACCGGTGACGAGCCAGGCCCGGACACGAAGTGGACTGCCGAAAGACAGAAGCTTCACGACGAAATTGTTCAGAACTTCCTGAAGAACGGCAAGAAGAGCGCGACCCCAACTTTCACCATGTCTGGTGGTGGACCGGCTTCAGGCAAGGGCTTCATGTTGAAAAAGACCGGCCTCGACAAGCCCGGCAAGGTCGTGATCGATGCTGACGAGATTAAAAAGCTCATCCCTGAGTACGCCAAAGCACAGAAGACAGGCGGCAGCGCACAGCAGGCTGCGGCGGGAGTTGTTCACGAGGAATCGAGCTATCTAGCCAAACGAATCATGGCCGAAGCTTCCAAGCGTGGTTTTGACATAGTCCTCGACGGCACTGGAGATAGCGGCATCAAGTCGCTAACTAAGAAGGTGCAAAAAATGCGCGATGCGGGGTATCGAGTTGAAGCCAAATACGTCAGCGCTGACACTGAAGTCGCTGCCCAGCGCAACTGGGATCGCTTTCTCAAAACTGGCCGGCTTCCACCCGAGTGGATGCTCCGAAATGTTCACGCAGACGTTTCACGCACACTTCCCCAGGCCCTCGACAAAGGCCTGTTCGATGCGGTGGAGCTCTATGACACGAACAAGACAGGCGAGCTGCGCAAGGTCATCTCACAGAAAGACGGTAAAACCCCGACAATCCGCAACAAAAAGCTCTGGGATGACTTCAAGCGCAAGGGTGACGCAGAACAAGTCACGAAAGAGCAGGGCGAGCGGCTGATCGAAGCTCGCAAGCTGAAGGTCGACGAGATGGCCGTCAGTAGCCATGCCAAGCACAGCAATGCGCGCGCCAAGGGCGCCGAGCCCGGCCCTGACACCGTCTGGACCCTCGAGCGCCAAAAGCTGCATCAGGAGATCGTCGACAAGTTCCTCGCCAACGGAATCAGCAGCGGTAATCCCACGTTCACCATGAGCGGCGGCGGTCCTGCTTCCGGTAAAGGCTTCATGCTGAAAGCTACTGGCCTCGACAAGCCAGGCAAGGTCGTCATTGACGCAGATGAGATCAAGAAATTAATTCCCGAGTATGCGGACGCTCAGAAAAAAGGCGGCAAAGCCCAGCAGCAGGCGGCCGGATATGTGCATGAAGAATCGAGCTACCTGTCCAAGCGGATCATGGCCGAAGCTGCGAAGCGCAGTTATGACGTCGTGCTTGATGGCACAGGAGATAGCGGGATCAATTCGCTAACCAAAAAGGTTCAAAAAATGCGGGACCAGGGTTATCGCGTCGAAGCTAAGTACGTCAGTGCCGACACCGAACTAGCTGCTCAAAGGAATTGGGACCGCTTCCTAAAAACTGGCCGTCTGCCACCCGAGTGGATGCTTCGGAACGTTCATGCCGATGTGTCTCGGACACTTCCCGAGGCAATGAAGAAAGGCCTATTCGACGCGGTCGAGCTGTTTGACACCAACCTGAGTGGCCAGCTGCGGAAGGTGGTGAGCCAGAAGGGTAAACAGAAGCCGACGATCCACGACAAGCAGCTATGGGAGGACTTCAAGAACAAGGGCAAGGCCAAGCAGGTCACGCCTGAGGAAGGAGAGCTGATGATTGCGCGCCGCAAGGCAGAGTCCGCAGCAGCAGCCAAAGCGCTAAAGAAGGCCGCCTCGAAGCCAGCTCAGTCTGACCAGAAGCAATCAGGATTCGAATCGTTACTGGCCAAGCAAAGCATCACCTCCCTGAAGTCAAAGGCTAAGCAAGCCGGCTTAGTGGGCTACTCGAAGCTGAAAAAAGACGAGCTCGTCAAGGTCTTAGCCAAGGCCAAGCCGGCAGCTAAGAGCCCTGTCACCAAGCCCAAGCCGAAGCCCGCGCCGAAAGCGAAATCAAAATCAAAGGTTGATTCTGACTATCAACTTGTCAAAGAGCAGCTCAAAATGAGCAAAGAACTCTGGGATAAAAAGGGCCCAGAAGGCAAAGCTTTTGCCCTTAAACTGGCAAAAAAGAAAGCAGAGAAAAATAAAGGCAAGAGCAAGAAACAGATCGCCGATGAGCTGAAAGCAGCGCAGAAAGCGGCTGAGGAAGCCAAGCAAAAATTTTTAGCAGCTAAAGATAAATCAATACAGGATAAGGCAAAGCTAAACGCCGAGACAAATAAGGGCAAGTTTGGACAGATTGATATTGACAAGACTAATGAAAAGATTGTCAAAATAACAAAAGAAATCACTGATATCTCGAGAAAAGCGTTCGACGGGACCTTGACAATTGCCGATCAGGACAGGGTCAAGGTTCTGCGGGCTGAGCGCACAGCGCTCGAGCAACAGGTCGCCGACAAGATGGCCAAAAATGTCAAGGATCGGCCTGTCAAAAAACTACCTAAGACGACCGACGACATTGATTTCCAGCCTGATATCAGTGAATACCGCTCTTATGGGTTTAAGTCAGAGAACAAGTTTGATAAAGCCTTATCGGATGTCGAAAAGTGGTCCGGCAATGATTACAAGATGATTCGCAACCAGCAACTCATGAAAGCAGATCAGAAGCTTTTGACCGCTTACGAAAAAAGCAAGGTCGCACGCTACAAAGAATCCTTAGACTTCAATTCGAAGAAATACCAGAGCATGGCTGACGATATTGAGACCTACGTGAAAAACGCCCCTAAATACAAAGGGGAAGTTTTGCGCGGTCAGATGGTCGACAGCGTCGCCGATGCTGAGGCGCTGCTAAAGCAGATGCAAAAAGGCCGCCCAAGCCAGGCACTGGAGAGCTGGACGAACGACAGCCAGGTCGCCCGCGAGTTTGCTGTAGGTGGAGAGGCGGCGGCAAGACGGTGGAAGGCGGGCAATGTCGCGCTTGTCTTCAGAATGGACAACAGGTCAGGGGTCCCGATCGCTGGCGTTTCTACCCTTGGCTCGGAATCTGAGGTTCTAATGCCAAGCGGCATGAAAACTCAGGTCAAAAAAATCAGTAAGAAAACCGTAAGGGGCAAGCTGATCTGGACCATTGACCTGGTCAATCAGTAGCGTCCTCGTCCTCGATCGTGAAGCCGGCCTCTTTGGCCAGCGCTTCGAGAAATCCGTCTTCGCCGGGGGACAGCTCTTTACCGTTGTCGTCTTTGACGGTTCCGGCCTCTTCAGGCGCGACCGAGTCGAAGGCGAACTTATCTGGATTTGGCTTCTTAGTCATGTTCTACACCTAACCGCCCCATCATTCCGTGTCAAGCTAAAAGCTGTGGTCATCAGTATTGGTTCGAACCTTTACAAAACCGACCCGGAACGTTAACTTATGTACGATGCCCTTAGGAGGGAAAGCCAATGAGCCTCTATGCCGACGAAATGGAGAAGATCGTCACTCAAGTGGCTCGCGGCGAAAAGCCCCAGATTCGTGAATCGAAAGAAGCGACAGAATTTCGCGAGGGGGTCACCAACGAAATCGAAGAGGCCCGCAAGATCGCAGAAGAGCGCGGTCTCGACTTCATGGTCGAGATCATTAACGAGACTCCAGAGATGTGGTGATTCACCTGGGGCGTCAATACCTGAGTGAGCCTTTTGTCTGACGGAACACTTCAGAAGCGACACAGAAACCGTGATCCTCAGAATTGTGTTCAAAAGCGGGCGCGTTGTTGAGGAACGCGGCGATCTGCTGATGTGTGCCGCTCTCTACGAAAGGGACACAGACGAATTAATTGACTACATCCTGACCATGGAGATGGCTTCAAACGAGGTCGCCGCTGTTCACGCTGAGGGGGATCACCGCTTTGATGATCTGGAAATTCTGTACGCGACTGACCTGATCAAACGTGGCTGACTAGCGACTAGGCCTGACGTTGCGGTCCATGGCGTAGCGGATGGCGTCCGCCTCTCTGATAGCTGCTTGCGCCTCTTCGCGTGAGTCTGCGTTCTCAGCGATCACCATGAGTTTTTGCAGGCGGTTGGTCGCCGCTCTCATCTTTGAACGTGTAAAAAAATATGACATACGGGGTTGACTGGTTGCCTAGCAGTCTTCCTTCGGGTAGTTTTGGCGAGTCAGTCGAGCAACGACGAACGCTCCTGACGCCAACCTATCAGCATTGAAACCATGACTACCCTTCAACTGGTTCCACATCTTGCACCAATCGCCCGGACCATCACCACCGTCGGCGCTGTCGGCTCTGAAGTCCTGACCGCTGGCGCAATTCTCGCCGCTCTGAACCTGACCAGCACCGCAATCGAAAAGACTCATCAGGCCGGACGCATGACCCGCCGCGCCATCGACGCCACCCTGATCCCTGCTGCTGATGCCATTTCCTGGTTCATCGCACAGGTCGACTGGGCTGAAGTCGGCGCCATCGCTTGGAACTGCCTCCTGACCATCGCCACCGCTCTGTACGTCGCTGGCGAGTTCGCCGGCCGCACCTTCAAGACCTGGCACACCAACCACGTCGGACAGATCGACTGGACCGTCGAGGAACAGATCGATGACAGCACCCTCACTACCCTGTCCCACGCGATCGACTACGACACCGCCTTCGATCAGTGGATCGAGGCTTCCGCCCCTGAGATGGACGACGAGGAGTTCGGCACCGCCATGGAGGAGACCGACCTCATCGCCACGATCAAGACCAACACCACAGCACAGACCCGCGACCTCGCAGGCAAGAAAGTCACCGAGCTGCGCCGCATGGCTCGCGGCCTCGCTAAAGGGGTCCACATGATGCGCAAAGCCGAGCTCGTCGCACTGCTTGCTTGAATCGCGACCACACAACTGAACCCACACACGCCCTGAGCGTGCTCTCTGAGGCCCTGCAACGGGCCTCTTGTCACGTTTAGGAGTCAGACTACCCAAGACGTCAAACAAGCGGCTCAGAGACTCTTAAACAGGTCTCTTGAAAACAGGATGTAGGGCAGCACTTTAATGACCAAAAAATAAAATGCTGATGAGGTCCTCTCCTACGAGACAGAGACCTGAATTGATTCACTCATCTGCTAGCTCTCTTTCTCTTATTTCTCTATATATTTCTTATATATAAGTGGGTGTCCCGTTTCAGCACAAAACGTGTCCCGTTTCGGCACAAAAAGTGTGCCGTTTCAGCACAACGTGTCCCGTTTCGGCACAAGCAACCCGAACGAGAATTAAACAATCCGGGTAGCCTGAAGCTGTTCGGATAAGCATCAATGCCCATCGTCGAACCCTCTTCACAGGTCTTGCCTCACGGCGCCATGTTCAAAAGCCCTGGCGGTTCATTTGGGTATCGGGTGCAGGGTCCTTGCTGTCGCTTATACGACCGTGAGCAACTCCCATGGCCGTCTTGCTCGACACAGTGGCGTGGCAAGCAGCCGTCATGGAATCGGATTGGAAAGCGTCTGATCCCAGACATGGCAGCGGCTCGATGCCCGTCCTATGCCGTGCATGGAGTTGATGCCTTCGGGAACACCTGGGATGACGTCATCACCCTGTACGACGAAAAGCTCGTCAACGATCTGCGGCGATGGTGGGTAACCCGGAAGCCTGTTGCGGCCTCGTTCCCTGAGCTTTCTGAGGATTTTCTGAATACTTCGATTTGCTCTTGACCTGTTCGAATTCGCATCGTTATTGTCGGCACATCATGCGCATCATTTCTGTTCTCTTGTCCATCTTCCTTATTGCATCCCCCGCTTGGGCTACGGATGTGGTTATGGGTGCAGGTGCAAATTTAGTATTTGAACCAGCTGAAATCACAATCAACGCGGGGGATACGGTCCGCTTTGTGAATGAAGCTTTGCCCCCACACAATGTGATTTTTAAGGAAGTGTCAGCTCTGTCTCACGAAGAGCTCGCATTTGCTGCTGGTGATTCTTTCGAAATCACTTTCCCCGATCCTGGTGATTACAACTATGTCTGCGGCCCTCATGAAGGCGCTGGCATGACTGGCACCGTTCACGTCAAGTGATCAGTCAACAAAACATCCGAGAATTGCGCATCTGCTAAATGTTCAACACCGGCCTGCCATCCCTAGATCTGTTGAACGCTCAGCTCGATGCCGAGATGTTCCCTGAGCTGCTCGCCGAATGTCTTGCATCACCCGACCGCGTTGGCTTCATAGCTGATTTCGCAGAGATTGATGAGCGACTGGGTCAACGCCTCAGCCTCGCGGTCATGTTCGCTATCTCATGATTGTCATGGTTAGCATCAGAACCGACCCTGACGCCTGCCGTAGAAACCCAGTTTTGGATTCAATGCTCGAAAACGTCCAAGCAGCCCGCGCCATTTACGAAGCCAATCCAACGAGTGAGGCGCGCTATGAGCTGTGCCGCCGTGAGCAGTTGTTGGCCGCTGCTGTTGAGTTGGCAGGCTGTCAATGATCAGGTTGTTTGCAGCTTTGGCAGCGACCCTGTTGACCGGGTCAGCCGCATCAGCCCCGCTCTTGCCGGCACCGACTCCCGAAGCTGTCCAGATTCAATTTGAGGACCTGACGGAAGCCCAGCAATTACAGACCGTAAGCGAAGCTCTCCGTCCACTTCTAGATGAAATTGTCGACGCCGAAGGTGGCGAGCAAGCTTGCAACGCCGTTAATCGCGGATGGGCTGGAGATACCCCAGGCGGGGCGCGCTCTGTGCTTGGTCGCGACTTGACCTCGATGACCATCTCGGAAGTAATTGAAGCGCAGAGGTGGCATGTGTTCGCCGTTGGTTGTTATCAGTTCATCCCAAAAACTCTCGGGTCTTTAGTCCTTCGTTCTGACTTCGATCAGAGAAGACTTTTTACCCGCAGGACTCAGCAGGACTTAGCCGTGCTGCTTATCAAATTTCACCGTCCGACTGTTTGGCGTTATTTACAAGGCGAGCGGGTGAGCACTTATCAAGCGGCGTTGTCCCTTTCAAAGGAGTGGGCATCACTGCCGCACCCTGCCGATGGGCGGAGTTATTACGCAGGCCGCAGCGGTAACGCGGCGAAGGTGTCGAGGCCTTTTGTTCTAGCAGTGATCTCTGAAGCTCGGGGAACACTTACACAACCTCTGGAGATCTGAGAATGAGGTATCAAAAGGATTTTGGATTTATGCTTGCCTTTGCACTGGCGATTCGACGACGCGATGAGGTCGCCGTCAAGCAATTTGCAAGCAAGGTCGGCAATCAACTGATTGAACAGTTTGAGATTGGCGAGGCGGCTAAATTGACACCTGTAAGAAGCTCTGACGGTCGCAAGCGTCAAGACGAGCGGCTCAACACTTTGATGGCAGAGGAAACCGCAATTCTCTCGAGGCTGGTTGATCCTGAAGGGATGGAGTGGCTGCGATCACAGATCGAGCTTTAAAGGCTGGCTGGGAATCCTTTTCATGATCCCCGGTCGGTCTGATGGCTACTTATTCAACAATTCCAGATCTTTCAGCGGCTTGGTCAAATAATGCAGCTCCTCTTAGTCAGACCAGAGAGCAAACGCGTGACGACTTTCGCAGGATTTTAAACCTGCCGGTGACTGTTCAGGCTCTCGGAGATCTGACCCGCAATATGAACGCAGCAGCGGACATCTCTGCGGTTTCGGTGGTCACTCTCGAAACAAGCCTGGCAGAGTACAAAACCTTAGAGACGCAGAGAACTACACTCCAAAGTCAAGCCACTTGGGATGGTGACGCACCGCTCAAAAAGGCCGACGTTGTTGAATACGACACCAGCCTTTTAGCTGGCAGGGATGTCATCACAACACAGACGCAGGGCATCAATGCGCGAATGGGTCAGATCGAAATGGAGATCCGGGTCAGCCTTGGTTATGTCGGCGGAAATGAAACCGCGAGGATGTATCGATCATGACTTCGCCACTCTCACAATTTGAGAATGCGCGGATTCTCTGGACTGCCCCCGGTGTCCGCTCGAGTGGCCGTGATGGCTTCAAAGTGACCGAGGGCGATGCTTATCTGATCACAGCATTTTTAAAGCGTCGGTCAACACCTGACACGTTGAACGACCGTCTGGGATTGCCTGCTGTTGGAGGCATGCCCCTGGAGTTTCAAGGCTATTGCTTGCGCTGGTCCCAGTTGACGAGCACTCAAAAAAACGCTTGGGAATCTATTGATTTAGAAGGCCTTGCGTTTAACACTTCGGCGACTCTTCCGGCAGATCTGCCGCGTGACGCGAGAGCACGATTATCGATAAGCGGCTTAGGTGTGATGGAAGTTCAATTCTCAGACAAGGATGGAAGCTATGGACATGAGGGAATCGGAGCAATCACGCGGGGGATTCTCGGAGACAAGCTTTATCTGGAGGCGCAGCAAGTCGGATGAATGAGATTCTGGTCGAGATTACTTTTGACACTTTGCCTAATCTTGAGGGTGAGCTAAAGAGGGCGACGCAAATTGCATTCCAACAGGTCACAGGAGAACTGACAGCGCGCTTTGATGCGGCGGTCAGTGGGAACCATTGGCCATGGCCAGACAGCACCCCACGATGGGGATCAAGTGGCGGGAAGACACTTGAAGAGTCGGCCGAGAATTGGAACACCTGGCAATACGGGACCGGCTTTGGGAAAAAGCCGAAAGCTGTTGCAGGTTCTCCACGTTCGATTGTCGACAGCGGCGACCTGAAGCAATCGCGAGACTTTCAACTCAACATCAGCACGTTTACCGCTGAATGGAACTGGGGTGTTGACTATGCGGCAGCGGTTCACAACGGTGCCTACATCCATCCGTTCGGCAACAAGCAGAAGCTCGTTCAGATGCCCGCAAGGCCTTGGACTACTGCAGTCTTAACGGGCAAGACAGTTGCCCAGGGGATCCCTGTCTACAACCCAGCGACGGAGATGACCAGGCTGATTCCATTGCTATTAAAATGATCGGAATGATAGGCCGCCAATAAGTCCCGGCCGTGAAAAAACTACCGTTTAAGACTGAGCCACGCGTCAAGTCTGTCGTGGTTGGAGACGCGACCGTTGGAGAGCTTGAGATTCCCGTTTTGGGTGATTTAACTGTACGCGAGTCGAACTGGATCAACGAGAAGCTGGCCAAGCAGTCCACGTTCTTGGAGCTGGCTCGCGTATCGATCAAGCTGGCCAAGGCAGCCAAGATCCAGCCATACGCTGCCCACGACTTCCTGCAGCGTGTTTGCACTGAAGCCATCACCAATCAGGGCAATTACACCGAGAAGGAGAAAAGCTACAAGGTCAAATTCGCTCGTGAGATTGAGGAGCTGACCCACTTCCTGTTGCAGACTCAGTGGGAGAAAACCGTCGTCAGTGTTGCCGCAATTGTTCGCTTCCGTCTCGAGGGTATGGAGGACTTTGACGTCGACGACGCTCGTGAGCTTCCTACCAAGATTGTGAACGAGATCTTTGCTCTGGTTATCTCCGAGCAGTCCGGGGAGGATGTAGAAGAGCCTACAGAAAAGGAGATCACAGAATCTCTGGGAAAGTAGAAGCCGGGACCTTTACCGAGGCAGAGCCTGACGACTGGTCTGAACTCTATTGGTCATGCAGAAGGCTCTGGCCGGGTGACGATGCTTTTTCGCCTGAAAGTTTCGGAGAGCTCCCGGTCTCCTATGTCAGGCAAGCAATTATCAGAGGAACCGAACTCAGGCGGCGAGAGCTGCATGAGCAAGAGTTGACTGTCGCTAACCTGACGACCCTGACGGCCAACATCAACAGGGACTCGAAAAGGGTAAAGGTTCCGTACAAGATCACGGACTTTTGTTTCTGGGCTGGCTCAAAAGACAGGAACGACCCCGACGCCGAAAATGCAGCTGCTTACATGAAAATTCTTGCTGATGGTCAGCTTCCTGGCTGGGCTTATTTTGTATTTAATGAGATGCAGGGGCTCGATGCCGGTGTAACGGCTCCTGAGCCCGTTGCGGCAATCGGCGAGGGTGTTCTTCTCTTGGCACCTAGGCAGAAGAACGGCGGCCTGGAGGGGCTTCTATTGGCCACTCATGCAGCGGCAGGCCGAAAGGTCCCGGTCAAGATTGCCGGATTCAAGGCGACGATATCTGTCCCAGAATTTGATGAGCAGGTGATCGCCCGTGAGGATTGTTTCGTGGCCACCGTTTAGGCGGCGTTTTCTTCCGGCTCTGGTCTGCTGAGGACTTGGCCAGTGTGCAACCAGTGGCGAATCTCAACCTCACGCCAGGCTTCGTAAAAGTCTTGGGCTCGATACCAGGCGACCCAGTTCTCTGATCCCTTCGCCGCGTTGCAGCATTTACAGGCTGGGATGCAGTTGGTTGTTCGATCTTCCCCGCCGTGCGCTTTTGGCTTGACGTGGTCGATGGTCAAAGATTTGTCGTCGATGGGTGTTGCTCCGCAATATGCGCAGGAGTCACCCCAGGCGGCCTTAATGGCGCGCCGCCATAGGCGCCGAGCTTCGCCGGATGTCATAGCTTCAAGGTGAAAAAGGTGTTCAGTCGGTGACTCCCTGAGAGGGAGATTTTGCTGCTTTGTCACTTGAAAATTCGGGACCCAGCTGCGAAAGAGTGACGGATTCTCATCGTGGCCTCTGGGCTGCTTGCTTAATCATTCCAAGGGTGATTAGCGATACTTAGTCGGAAAACTTTTTGTGATTCCGGCACGCAAAATGGCTCACATTGAAATTAATTCATCCGAGCAGATTTTTGACGTGCTGTCGGCAGATTCTGCCTTCAGCTCTTTAATCGGAGAACTGGAGTTTCCTGATGGCAATCAAACCGCTCTCTTAGTCGCAGTCGCCTCAGACCCCCTTGAGGGGATTGATGGCGCGTCTGGATTGCTGGTCGTAATTGAGAAAGACCCGGCCTTCACGTCGACCCGACTTCTGACAGATCAGGTGGTCGTGGACCGAATGTTTTCAATTCGATTAGTTCAGTTTCCGAGCGATTCTCGCAATCTGCGGGCCGCTTCTGAGCGCTTGCTGCAATTGTTCCCTGGCACAAATGTGGTGCCAATCGCTGGCCCAAACCTGATCGCAGGCGAGGGGCAGGCAATCGCAAAACTTCCGTCGAATCCAGTTGCTCACGTTTAACCGGAATTAATTCCCAAGCGGGAAAATTGATCACCCTTAAATCTTTTTTATCATGGCTAATTTTTCAGCCGCTTTCGGCTTCAAGGTTTACATTGTTCCCTGCTTAGCTGCAAACGTTGACACCAACTCAGTAACCGGCGGCGTTGGTTCCGGTGGTTTCATTGATACGGACACCATCACCGCGTCAAACGCTGTTGTCGCTGAGGGTGCCAACCCTGCACAGCTGACCGTTGGCGGCTCAGACGTCGCTGCAGGCGGTGCAACCGTGTTTGAGCTCGAGGGCCTCACGGACGCCTCGCTTTCCACCGACACATCCTCTGAAGAGGTTGTGACCTACTCCGACGACTCCGGTTACAGCCAGTCTGTCGCCCTGTCTAAGTCCTGGGAGATCGCCCTTTCTGGCGTGACTGACTACAACGACGCCGGTTACAAGGCGCTGCGCCTAGCCGAAAAGAACAACGTGGCCGGCGAGCTGCGCGTGAAGATCGGCCGAACCACCCCTCAGGGTGAGCAGGTCTATGGCTACGCAACTCTGCAGAGCTACAGCGAATCTGTCGCCGCTGGCTCGATCGTTTCCTACAGCTTGACCGCTGCTGGTTACGGCACCTTGGGCCTCGGCCTTGCTTAGCTGATTGGAGGCGCTACCGGCGCCCTTTATGAGCTCCTCGGGTCGTCTGTCAACACGACGACTCCGTTCACTCAGCAGGACACCAACGGCGTTCTGGTTGACATCGTGAGCTCTGGAGGCGCCACCGCCACTGCCCATGTCGTTACGGCTATGGAACTCATGACCAACATTGAGACCGTCCTCACCTCTAGCGACCAATTCCGCACTGGCGAAACCCTCACAATCACTGAAAACGGAGGGGCAGGCGTTGCAACTGCAACCGTCCTCTCTATCCACGAAGGCAAGAAAATCGGCGCGATTGCCACACAAACCGCATTCAACACCGACAACCCCTTCACCGCTTCCAATACATCTGGCGTCGCCGTTAGCTTTAGCTATAGCGCGAACACAACCACACAGCTCGGCGGCGGTCTCGCAGGTACTGCGACCACCTCAGGCCCAACACTTCTTGACAGTGTTCAGCTCACCAATAGTGGCTTTGGCTTCCTGGTTGGCGACATCATCCAAGTCACAGAAGACGGCGGCCCAGGTATTGGTCACATCACAGTTACCGCGGTTCAGTGATCTTCTAACCGTAGCGCTTAGAAGAAAAAATACATTTAGGCTCGCCAAATGGCGGGCCTTTCTTTATGGAATCCTAGCCCGATTCTGCTTAGATTATTGTGGCTGAGGGTAGCGGCAACATCAATTTAACAATGTCGCTGAATACCTCTCCAGCGACTCAATCGCTGCAGAAGTATTACGATCAGCTCAACAGGGGCGGCAAAGAAGCGGCCGCATCTCAGAGGCCTGTCGGCACAGAGCTGGCCAGGCTAGTTAAGGCTGCAAAACAGCTAGGAATTACTTACGACAAGACTTCAAAGAGTTTTAAGAACGCGAAAGGAATTGCGATTAGTTTTAAGGAAGTCAGCAGGCGGGTTAAGGAGTTAAACGACGGCCTGCAGGTGACGGGCAAAGACGGAAAGAAAGCGCTCGACGGAATCGCGGGAGGGCTCAAAAACGTTCTTCAAGGCATCCCCCAGGGCATCGGCCTGGCCATCGGCAACCAGATTCTTGCGCCGCTAAACAACTTCGGCGCAGCGATCAAGCAGGTCGCTAAGGAATCTGTTGGTGCCTTCACTGATGTCGACCGTGCGCTGAGGATTACGGCATCGATCACCAACGAGGGCGACGCTGCTTATCAGAAACTGATTGGTTCGATCAAAGAGTTGGCAGCCGCGTCGAAATTCACGACAGGCGAACTGTCTGAAGCTGCAACCGGCTTAGCGCGTGCCGGCTTTAGCGCCGACGAGATCGCCGAGGCGTTACCTGGCATCTCCAAGGGTGCGGCCGCTGCAGGTTCCGACATGCGGGAGATGTCTGATGTTGTGATCGCGTCTCTGGGTGGCTTCCAGATCTCCACAGAAGAGACCGGATCAGTCGTCGACGTTCTGACGGCAGCCGCGAACAACGCCAACACCAACGTTGTCGAACTGGGCGAAGGTCTGAAATATGTCGGGCCGATCGCGAAGAACCTCGGACTGAGCCTCGAGGACACGGCCGCTGTCGCCGGTTTGCTGGCCAACAACGGCATCAAAGCGTCTCAAATGGGCACAGCGCTGAGGCAGGGCCTCTCGCGCCTTGGCGCTGCTGCTGCAGGCACTGAGGCCCCCATGGGCGACCTCGCACGAGGTACGGCCAACCAAGCCGCAGTCATGCAACGGCTCGGCGTTGAGCTGAAGACCGCTCAGGGAACTCTCGTCCCGTTCCCTGAATTACTGAGTCGACTCAGGGACGGATTCAGCAAGCTCAGCTCAGTCGAGCAGGGCCAGGCAGCCAAGATCCTGTTTGGACAGGAGGCGGGCTCCGCGTTTGTCTCGCTGTTAGCGACGTCGGCTGACGAGGCCGAGAGATTCTTCGACATCACGAACAACGCCGATGGCACTGCTGCAGAGACGGCAGCAAACAACCTGAAAGGTCTTGCCGGTTCTCTTGACCTACTCGCGTCAGCGACTAACGCTCTATTCACCGACCTAGGCGAAGCTCTGGGGGCGTTTATCAAGCCAGCCGTCGACGGCCTAACGGCTGTTGTCAACGCGTTCAACAACCTTCCTGACCCCGTCAAGGACACTGTGTTTGCCGTAACGGCTCTGGCCGCTTCCTTTGGGTTGGTGGTGGCTGGTGTCGCCATCTTCAAGGGATTAGCGGCTGCCGGGCTCTTCGCGACGCTCGGGGGCGCTGTTGCTGCTGCAGGTGCAGCGATGAAGGCAGCAGTCGCGCCCACCCTGGCTCTGGCGGCTGCTATTGGAGCCAAGCTCAAAGCGGCTCTCGTTGCTGCAGGCGCTCAAATGGTCAAGTTCGCCGCGACCGTACTGGCGACCTCGGGCAACCCCTTCAAGCTCCTTCTCTCTGGCCTCGAGGCCGGGCTTGGTGGGATCCTCAATTTGACCAAGGGCATCAACGCGTTGACGGTCAAGAACGCCATCGCAGGATGGGCGACCGGTGCCTCCAAAGGTCTGAACGCTGTCGCGGCGGGCGCAATAAAGGTGGGCCCAGCGCTCCTGGGAACTGCCGGAACCTTGGGCATTCTGGCCGCTGGTGGCACTGCGGTGTTCGCCGTATTTGACACCCTCAAGCAAATCTTTGGCCCTGCAAGTGAAGAGGTCAAGAAGGTCGAGGCCAACTCCGACTCACTAGCCGAATCCTTTGAAAAGCTCACGGGCAAGACTCAGGACGCAGGTGACGCGCTGACGGACACGGACTGGGAGACATCGGTTAAGCGTGTCGGTGCGTTCAGGGCCGGCATTGACAAGATCAATAAAGCGTTAGGGATTCAGACCGCTGAGCAGGCGCAGCTGAACACGATGACGATTGAGCTGTCGAAGTCGGTAGATAAGATGACATCGCAGCAACTTGAGATGCTGCAGGCTCTCGATAAGGAAGAGAAGATCCTCCAGTCTCTGACGCCAGGGACGGAGGAATACAAGGCGCAGCTGGATAAGGTCCAAGAGGGCAAGAAGGCCCTTAAGAAGTCGATCGACGACCTGGAAGCTCAGCTCAAAGCAGTCGCGAAGAAGTACGAGCTCACGGGTAAGGCCGTGAAGGATATGACCGAAGAGGAGAAGATGCTCAACAACGCCATCGAAGTCGGCCTAGGCGTTCTGAAGACCTACAGCGGCGCCCTCGACGACATTGGGGAATCAGCAGACAAAGCGGCCGAGTCGCTGAAGCGGTTCAGCAAAGAGGAGATGGTCAAGAGAGCGAAGGAGGCCGCAGAAGAAGCCAAGGACGCCTTTGAGCTAACTAAGGACGAGTTTGAGAAAAACATGGACGCCATGGAGCAGGCGTTCGAGAACCTCCAGGAGGAGTTCGACAAGGGTCTCGAGCTTGAGGTGAAGGTCAAGGAAACCCTGATCCAGGACGTTCAGAAATCCGCTGAGGCTGCTGAGAAGAGGCTCTCGTCACGGGCGTCCAGCCTGGAGAAACAGAATGAGCAAGATCAGCAGTACACCGATTCTCAAATCCAGCTACTCAACGACGAGCTTGATACTTTCGAGCAGACTCAGAACGGCAAGATTGCCAAGGTGGAGGCAACAACGGCGGCCAATATCGCAGCATCCGACAGGTACTTCGATAACGAAACAAAGAAGCTCGACGATTTAGCCGCAGCAACGGCGGCAGCCTTTGACGCTAGGTCCAATGCAATCGAGACATCTGCGAACAAGCAGATCAGCGCCATCGAGGCAGGTGTTGACCGCGCCAAGAATGCTCACGATCAAACGATCGCCAACATCGACAGAGAGGAGAGGGCGCAAGAGCAACGCTTCGACAATGAAGAGCGCAACGCCGAGCGGGCTCACGAGGCCGTTATGCGCGGTTACGACGAGCAGCTGGACCAGATCGACAGGCTGACCGCCGCGCAAGACGAGCGATTTGACGCAGCCTTCGACAGGCTCGCTGAGATGACCCCGGCCGAGAAAAAGCTCCACGACCTGAAGATTCAGCAACTGAAGGACGAAGCAAGGGAAGGAGGAGAAGACGGCCTCAGGGCTCAGGCACAACTCGAGCGCATGGCTCGCGATGAACAAGCGGCTGAGCTGAGAAAGCAACAAGAACAAGAACGGAGGCAAGCAGAAGAGGCCCGCGAACTTATTGAGAGACAGCGCCAAGAGGTCGAGATTGCTCACGAGCAGGTCATGGAGTCGATCGCGATTCGTCGCGCTAACTATCAGGCCGATGTCGAACAGCGTCGTCTAGCAGCTGCTAACGCCCTGGCAATCGCCGAAGAGAAAGCGGCTGCAGACATCCAAAAGATCCAGGAAAGCGCCGCAGAGAAGCAGGCGGAGCTCGCTCAGCAACGTCTCGAGGCCGAGCAAGAACTCAGCGAGGATTACGAAGAGCTGGAGCAAGATCGCGCAGACAAGCGTGCAGAGATCGAGGCCAAGGCTGCAGCCAAGATCGCCAAGCTCGAGGAGGACATCGTCGAGGCAAGGGAGGACACCGCCGACAAGACAAAGGAGCTTGTCGACAACAGAGCCAAGAGAGAGGAAGCCTTCGTGAAGGAGATCGAGCAGATCGAGAAGGACATCGTCGACCTGAAGGAAGGGACCAAGGCTGAAGTCGAACGGATCGAAGGCGAGATCCAAACCCTTAAGGACGAACACCTTGCGGACGACATCGAGAGGGAAGGCACCTATCAGGAGGCCCGCGTCAACGCGCTGATTGCCTACCGCGACGCAGTCGGCGAAACGCACACCGACATCGTGGATATGGGTGTCACTGCCTGGACGACCTACGCGAACAACGCCATCTCACAGATCAACAGGATCGTGACGGCCCTGGCCAACGTCGAAAGCTCCAAAGCCAACCTGGACAGCCTCCAGGACGGTGGCGGTGGTGGTGGAACTCCGGTGGTGAAGGGCCGCTGGGGTCCCAAGCCTGAGAACGCCTTTACCGGTGGCCCCGTGACCGGCGCAACTCCTTACACCGTGAACGAATTCGGACAGGAAGCGTTCCTCAGCAAGTCCGGCGAGCTGTCGATGATCAACACCCCGGCGTGGGGTGTGTTCCGCCCGAGGGAAGACGGCACCATCCTGAACGCAGCAATCACCAAGCAGCTCGGCTTGCCACAGCTCGGCAGCGTAAACCTGGGCTCCGGGGCAGCCGTCACGGGCAACGCTTCGGGTATCTCTGCCGCCACTCAGGCAAACAACATGTCGGGCGTTGTCAACGCGATCAAGTCAGCGATGGGCGGAGACAACATCGTCAACAACGTCACCGTTCAGTCGAGGAATACCAGCCAGACCGCGTCAGACATGCTTGTCAGTCTGACCAAAGTGAAGAACCGCCGGTTCAGATGATCGGAATCATGAGGGGTCAGCACGGCCCCCATGTTCTTATTTGGCAGCACCGAGCAGATCGCCGACACCTTTTCTGACGCTCACCGTGGCGACGGTCCAGGACTTGCCGACAAGCATTTTGAGGAGATGGACGAGAGGGAACTGAAGGTCGCCCAGGTCATCGCCGGCCTTGCCTATATCGACGCCCAAGAGAACGACGCAGGCCACGAAGTTCTGACCGAGATGTCCGAGCGCTGCTTGACAATCGCTAAGTATCAGGTCGAGAACTGCGACGAGATTCGATTTCTCGCCAGTCGGGCCAAATTCAATCCGAGGGGTGTCTCGACGCAGTACATCACTGAGTACGCCAGAGAATTGGAACAATTAACTAGCAACTCAGGCCGCGAATGAGCTCAATTGATCTGGCCTATACAGACAGCCTGAGCAACAACTACTCGGCCAGCTTTAGCCTTTTTTCAGGTGCTGAATTAGCGCGAACTTACGACGCAACAAATAATTTTCAACGGTCAGCTAGCGGAGCTCAGATCATCACCGGTCGGCCGGGCCGGCAAAAATACATCTGGGCCGTTGCTTGCATCCTCAGCGAAGCCGATGCGCTGAACCTCGACAATATCTTTCAAGCATGGGATGTAGACAGGGCCGACGGATTGCCGGCCGTGGTGACGATCACCGACTCGACGGGGTTTCGGACCGAGACGGGAAACGCCATTTTTTCGACCCCGCCATCTTTCACCCGGTTTGGGCCAGCCAACTATCAAGTTTCCTTCGGCTTAACAGAGGTCTAATCGATGTCTTACAGCTATATCCAAACAGCCGCCCGCGCAACATCTCTACTGATTCGCGGAGAGGAGTACATCCAGAACCTAACTGAGTTCGTCGTTAGTGATTCATCGGCCTTCCGTCAAGGTCTGCTGTCTACAGCCGGGACGATGATTTTGTCGACGGTGCCTGGTTCTTCTATGGAGGACTATTCCCGCGATATTTTCAAGCGTGGGCGCGAGGTCAAGCTCTTCGTCCAGTACCCAGGTGAGTCAACCTCCGAGCTACATCCTCGGGGCTTGCTTTACATTGTAGGCGTCAACTACGACCCCGAGACTGAGTCTGTACTGGTTGAGCTTGGTTGTCAGCTAGTGATGAAAAATCTGCTAGAGCGCGGAGAGGATTTACTCTCCTATTCATCGCTAGCACTTGACCCAGCGGCCCAAGATTTTGCGAATATCTCCGCCGCTATTGCCACGACTGGAGAGATTCTTTACCAGGACAACACGGGGCAGCTCGTCAAAAAAACATTCTTTAACGATCAATTTTCTTCGCCTAAGTTTTACTCGGTTCGAGGAATGACGGCCCTGCAGGTTGCACCTCTAGCTGCTGCTGATGCTATCCCTGATGAGATCGAGCTCAGCTTCTCTTACAACACGGGATCACTGGCTGGCGATAACCAGGGCAGGGTCGATACGACTGAAACGAACTCGAAATATTATCTGCGCTACCCATTCAGAATCAGAATCCGGGTTCCGAACGGATCCAGCGGCGGCATTGGCGGCGGTACTGGCATTGACGACATCGACGTCAGCGTGCCGGACCTGGTCTTGCCAGAGATTCCCCCTGTCTATATTCCGCCGGTCGAACAGCCCACGAGCGCTTGCGGTAACGCACCGGAACCTCTGCCAATCGACCCGAACTGGCCTCCGCAGATCCCCGGCATCAATGACGGCGAGGACAACGCGACTGGCGGTGGAGGCTCTGGTAGCGGAGGCGGCGGAGGCGGCGGCAGCGGGGCAACCAGCGTCGTTCCCCCGACCTCCTGTTCGGCCAACTTCGAAACCAAAGACGACACCAGATACCTGAAGGTCGAGCGCAACGAAATTCGAGTCACTCATTTCGACGGCCCAGCCGCTCAGCAGGATTACGCCTACTCAGAGGTCTACGGCCCAGCCATCGAGGCATCTGGTCAGTATTACGCGGATTATTTGTCGTTTTGCGTTCAGGCGAACGGCACGGCCTGCAACCCTATGGGCGACTGCCCTTATTACGGAATTGAAAACAGGCTGCTCGGGCGCAACGAAACTCGAAACTATTTCGGGGAAGCTAACGAGGTTGTGAAGACCGTCAGGCTCCAATATCGCCCGATCCTGGCTGCAGCTCAGCCCACTGACTGGCGTTCAGGAGTTGTCGAAGGCGTCGTCCAAGACTTCGACGCAAGCCTCGACAGCAATCAAGAGATGTATCTGCACTCGATGTCAGAGACGACATTTGAGACAGAGCCCGATGGGGCAAAGATCCAGAAGACGGTCACACATACCTCGATTGCCTCGAGGGGTGCCGGCATCAAGAAGCAGCTCGACGCGAGAGAAGGAATCAGGACTGAGGTGACCCGTCGCTCAACGACCACGCAAGTCGAAGCCGATCGAGCCGATACGGTCAACTCGCCAACAACCACCACCGAAACGGAGACCAAAAAATATCGACTTTCTGTTGGCGGCGGTTATTGCGACGAGTTCGGACCGTACACCGTCAAAGAAGACGTCCCGGTCCCCTTGCTTGATGATCAGGGCAGTGAACGCGACAACAAGGCGGCGGCGCTAGTGAAGGCAAATGAATACGCGAATTATTTGATCAAGATGATCAAGGGCGACGCTTTGGGCCTGAATGTGACGGAGCCCCTCAGAAAGGAGATCGGAAGGAACTGGTCAGCGAATGACGTCTTTCATTATTACGACGACAAAAACGACATTCTGAGCGCTTACAGGACCAACGCAACAACCTGGGGCGTGGGTCCCGAAGGTTGTGCGATGACAACCCAGGCGATTTTTATCTCAAAACTGTCTGCTGATGTTGTCAAAAATGGCAACGTTTTCGGCGATGGTGACCACCCTTCGGAGATTGCTCAACCAATCACCGTGACCAACCTCGAGCCGATCAGCGACGGGCACATTTTCAACGTTGAGGTCAATCTACGCTTAGGCCTGAGCGTTAACTATCAGCAAAAAACCCCGGAGCCCGACGACGTGGATGTCGACATAAACACGACAAGCGTTTGGTGGTGTACGGGCCTGATCGTTCAGCCAGGTGCCCTGCTCGCACTGGATAACAACGGCAGTCTGCCTCTGTCGAGTGACGGAAACCCGATCGTGAACGACCTGTTAGTCGTCAACGAGGATCTATTCGCATCAACCCCCTAGGAAACATAAGGGCGACACCCAAGTGGGCCCATGCCAATTACTGCCGCCGTATCTGCCGCCGAGGTCCAGGCGCAGGTCAACCAGCGATTCGTCAATAAATACATCGAGGCCCTTTTGGTCGACGCGGCCGGGATTACTTACACCCCAGGCGTGACTAATGACACGAACTTCCTCAGCAATGAGGTGGCCGTCGGAACCGGTGGTTACGACCGCGTCGTCTTCATCTATCAGCCAGCGGATCAAACCACCTACGCAGACGGAGGCGTTGGCCTAGCGACTAAGGGGTCAATCTTCGCGCATGATGGAGGAACAACTTCGATGCCATTCACCCACGCTGCACTGGTTTGGGGCTCGGGCAACGTCGCATCACTGGACGCAGCCACCTCAGATCCGAGCGCCGGAAACGACGGTCTATATACAGACATTCCAACCGTCACCACTGGAGGAGGCACGGGGCTATTTGTCGACGTGACCGTCAACAACGACGTTTTCGTCTTTACCCCCTCAAAGTTTGGGCGTGGGTATCAGACGGGCGACGTAGTCACCGTGACAGAGGCTGACCTGGTTTCTGCCGGCGCTGTTGCTCTCGGGGCGGGTGGCGCTGCAATGCAGATCGGCGCAGTGAGCAGCAACACCGAGTCAGGTCAGATCATTGCCGTCGCTCAGACCGACGCTCGCGTGACGCTGGGCAACGGCGAAGAGGCTGCTTTCTATTGGGATCTGAAGTTGTTCGGTTTCGATTGATGGATTTTCTAGAAAAGATGCAAGAGGTCGCGGCGGCCGAGCGGATCGTCGAGGTCGAAGACAGAGCTAAAGGAGCCATGGCCCGGGGCGACTTCGAGGGAAGCGTCCTGGGGTACTGGGAGCGCCTGGACCAGACAGGGGTGGGGATTGTTACCTACAAGGGCAAGGAATACAAAACCAAGCCGATCGGGTTTCACTCGACCTCGAAGGGCACAACGGTGGAATTGACCCACGCAAACGGAATCTACTTTTCGAAGTTCTGATGATCAATAACAGCGCGATTTCTGCCGTCCCCCTGCATCTGTCCGACAAAGTTGTCATTCAGATTTATTCCGTGCGGCCAGATGTTCAGCAACCGATTGACCCACCTGACAAGGCGGGGAGAATTGCCGGCTACTTTAATCCGTCCACCAATCGCGTCGAGATCTATGTGGTCTCCGGTGGTGGCAACTTCTGGATCAAGGTAGGCGGATGATCGACAAGACACGTATCTCAGGAGTCACATCTACGACCCGGTCGTTCAGCTTTGATGTCTGCCCGCGTCGGACATTCACGCATCCGAATGAACTTAGAACGATTTTAGTCGACCAGGGTGAAAATGTTGTCCCCTTGCCGACTCCGACGCCGCAAACCCCTGAACATGAAGGGGAGCTTATTGTTTACTACATCAACGAGGCCGGCGTCAGGGCTGCCCAGGTATGGGCTGCAATTGACATCGACGGGACGCTTGAGTGGAAAGAATGCGAGATGGGTTACAAGATCAGAAACCCAGAGACGGGGCAGCCTGTCTAGGAAGACTGGAACAGTGATCGGGTCCAGTCGGTGGCAGATAATTTCGGGAGTGATCCACTCAGCGCTGGCGAAAAATTCGATCCGACAACAGAGGGGCCGCCCAATCTCCTCGAGCACGACTTCTTCAACATCGTTGACGGCGACCTGGTCATCGTCCCTATCCACCCGGAGAGCGATGAAGAAGCCATATTTCACGAGATAACCCAGGCGCAGCTTTGCAACCTCCACAAAGACTGTGGCATTGGCTATTACTGCCTAGATGGTGTCTGTGTCGAAGATGGAAGTAAGAGCGCGATTGGTTACACCTCGGGGACCAACAGGTGCGGAGAGTTAGTCGTTGGATCCTGCCCCGAACAGGGGTGCGATTCGGGTGCGACATGCGGAACGGGCGGCAAGCCCCTGACCTGCTGCGGCAAGCCCTTCTACCACTGCCCCTCGACTGACGCGGAGGGCAAGAGGTTCAACGTGACGCAGTGTGAGCCATGCAATAACGAGCTGACCTGTTATGTGCCGTTCTGCGTCGACCCGGATGGCAACTTTGCAGAGCCAGAGATCAACCCACTCACTGGCGAATATTTCGACCCCATCCGATGCCAGCCAGGTCACGTCCAAAAGGAGGCCATCGCAGAGTTAAGTGAGACGGGTGAATGCCCGGGACTCCTTAAGCCTGTCGAGGAAGGGGAAGAGGAGAACGAACCCGTGAGGTTTAACCCCGGCTGCGATCCCTACTGCCACGACTACTTCAAGACCTACGGCCAGATTGACACGACGTTCAACCCCGTCACGGAGAGGCCCCGCTGCTCTGAGACTGACCACTGCAAACAGTGCGAAACCTGTGACCGGACCACGATCGGTCAGCCGTCGAACTACGACACTTGCAACCGTGCGGACCCCTCGGTCGCTGACATCGCGAATTTGGAGTATCCCTGCTGGTGTCAACCTGGCAACGACGGATGCCCTGAGTGCGAGCACTGCGAGACGGAAGACCCCATCACCGCTGGATTCTGTTTCCAGCGAGGTGGTCAGGACTGCGTCAATGAGTGCAATTGCCTGGTGAAGTGTGATTGCGGGGTCGTCCTTGAAGGGAGGACGACGACCCCATACTTCGGCTATGAAGGCCCAGTCTGTGCTGAGAGGTGCCGAGCGGGACTGTTAGCCAAGTGCGATCAGTTCTGCCCTGAAGAAGACACAGATCCATGCGCGAAGGACTGCGAATCTACGAGTCGATACGTGGATTGCGACTTCTTTGAAAACGGGGGGACCATCACAGATCTTTGTCCTCCTGGTAAGAACTGCCGGATGCTGGGGTTTCTGTACGCCGGAGGCGAAGACGGGAACCCGCAGTCGACGAGCATTGATGTGCAGAGCTGTCAGGAAGGTGGCAAAGACCTCGCGATCTTCCTTCAGGTTTGCGATCAAGCCGTGGACAACCCGGACTGTTTCCAGTGTGACTGTCACTGTTCGAACGACTGCGGAGACTGTGAGATCTGCGGAGACGATGGCACCTGTCAGCCTGACCCTGCCTGTGCGAACACAACCTGTCTAGGGACTGGTCAAAAATGCGGCTCGCGTGGTGGCCCCTGTCGCGGGTGCTGCCCACCAGGATGCACCTGCGGACAATTGATCACACATCACTGGACCTCGTACTACAGCAACGGGCAGTTGCATGACACCGCGACCTGTATCGCATTCAGTCGGCAGTCCTTGCA